TTGTTGTAGACCAACGAGACTTAAAGAAAAAACTTTGGCTATGTCTTAACAGTGTCAACGCACTAGAAGGAATCCGTTTCTATGTCAGTTTTGCTTGCAGTTGGGCATTTGCAGAGTTGAAAAAAATGGAAGGCAATGCCAAGATCATCAAACTAATCGCACGAGACGAAAACGTACACTTAGGGTCAACGCAAACCCTGCTCAAATTGCTACCTCAGGATGATCCTGATTATTCTTCTATTAAAGAAGAAACTCGTGCAGAATGTGAAGCAATGTTTTTGGCAGCAGCAGCACAAGAAAAAGCCTGGGCACACTATCTGTTCAAGGACGGATCAATGATTGGTCTCAATGAACAACTATTGAGTCAGTATGTTGATTGGCTAACTTGTAAGCGTATGACAGCAGTGGGATTGAACTGCGGCATGAAGCCGGGATCTAATCCCTTGCCGTGGACAGCCAAATGGATCGCTGGTGCCGAAGTGCAAGTGGCGCCACAAGAAACTGAAATTTCAAGTTATGTAATCGGCGGCACCAAGCAGGATGTAGATTCTAATACATTCAAAGGATTTAGCCTTTGACCGCTAGAGCTGTATTTGTTGGCGGGTATCGAATGGGACATGCAATCATGTCCTTTCAATTTGATCATTTCCTTGAAGGTATAGATAAAACTTATATCGTAAGCAATATTGCTGAAAAGCATTATAACGAAACTCTCAGAAAATATGTAGACGATCCCAGTAGATTTGTTTACGTTAACGATCAAGAACTAATTGATGCATATCCAGAAATTCTAAATTGGGATCAGCCTGGCGATTACAGAGGTACATGGCTTAAACAGCAGGCTTTGAAAATTGCATGCCTGGACTATTTTAAAGATGAAAAAATTCTTATACAGGATCCTGACACATTTGCAATAACTCCGTACCAATGCTTCAACGGCAATACGCCTAATTTTTTTGTTCTTCCTGAAACTACACACAGTCCTGGCTACTACTCTGTTATAGAAAACAGCTTGGGTATACAAAGACAAACAACTGATTGTTTTATTACCGAATTCTTACCGTTTCTCAAAGAAGACTGGATCACAATGCGCCAGCAGCTGGAACAACGAAACGGTAAACATTTTCTTGATGCAATTATAGACAACTGCCACAGAGAAGCTGAAACCAATCTCATATGGTTCAGCGAATATGAAATTCTTGGAAACTATGTATTAACCAAGCGAAATATAGATAGAACTGTGCAGCGTAGATGCGAAATAAGAAACATCAACGACAGCAACGAAATGTCAAAATTAAATTCTGTTGACTATAATTGTTATGTTGATGCTTGCCCTAGACTTGATGACAGTATATTGTTTGAATTTCATACCAACACGGTAATAAATTTTGATAAGATTCTCAAAGATATATCAAGTAGGATATGAAGCAGTTTGGTTATAAAATATTTACTCTGCTACCGCCACATTCAGCAGTTAATTGTATATCAGATTGGCAAGGAGAAAATTTCTCTCCATTTCAAACCACAGACAACCTAGAAGAGTGTTTGGCACAGCCTTATTGTGTTGCTGCTGTGCCGGCATTATTTAATCAGCCAGGTAGTTATTCATACAATCAAACTCTTTGTTCCATTGACTGGTCAAAATTTGATTTGGTAATTTTATCGGACATCGAATATACCAATACAGAACTTATTCAAGAATATGCCAAACAAGCAGGAATAAAAAATTTTTTAATTGCACTTGGCGGACTTACTAAGCAAATAAGTGATCCTGATCTTGTGTATAGACCCTGGTGGATTTTTCAACACATGAGGTTGAATTCATTTCGGCCGCATGAAGGTAAAAAAGAATTTTTATTCGAAGCACTGCTAGGAGCACGTAGAGCACATAGATCATATGTCATGTCTCGTTTTCAATCAAATGCAGAGTTGTTGGCACGATCTATAATTACATATAGAAAAGAATTTGGATACGACGACAATAATCTTGATACTTTTTTTGATCAAAATACTGTACGTTTGATTGAAAAAAATTTAGTATGGCCTTATGTATCTCCCAATTTAACTCCAGAAATGGAAGTGTTAGGACATATTCGTAGGGATATTAGCGAAATAACCCCGTGGCAAATTTACAATAATACCTATTATAGCATTTGTTGCGAGACTGTGTTTCAACACCCTGAACCCATTCGATATCAAGATCCGGGACCTTTTTTTATAACTGAAAAAACAGCCAAAGTTCTACTGGGGCAGCGATTGTTTGTGATGTTTGGGCCCAGACATACATTGAAGTTTTTAAAAGAGCTTGGATTCAAAACCTTTGATAATGTAATTGATGAATCATATGACGACTGTGATAACGCAGGTGAAAGATTTAAACTTGCTTTTGATCAAGTGGAATATTTGAGTACGTTAGATCCAGAGATGGTGATAAATCAAACACAACATATTCGATTACACAATCACAATCATTTGTATCAGTATCAAAAAGACACTAAAAACACAATGAATCAAATGATTCTTGACAAAATACCCGAGCAATATAAACTTGCTTAAATACAAAACATTCATTATAATAAAACACTATGCTTACAATATACTCTAAAAACAATTGCCCGTTTTGCGTTAGAGCAAAACAATTACTAGAAAATAAAGGAGTGCCATTTAACGAAATTAACATCGAGAACGATACAGAATCGCGGCAGATGTTGTTAGATAAAGGCCTTAGAAGTGTTCCGCAAATCTTTCACGGATATGAGTTAATTCCGGGAGGATTTGATGGACTCAACAAACAATCAGCTGAATTTTTTGAAAAGGTAAAAAACTAAATGCTAGTATCAAAAGGTTATCAAGAAGGCGACATTGTCAGCTTCAAATTAATTACCGGAGATGAAATTGTAGCACGAATCATTGACTCTGGTCCTAATGGATTTGAAATTGCAAAGCCGTGTACAGTAATGCCTAGTCCGCAAGGAATGGGTCTTATTCAAAGTTTGTTTACAGCAGATGCAGATGCTAGTGTGGTCTTGCAGAAAGAACATGTTATCATGCATGCCCCAAGCATTGATGCCATGCAAAAACATTACATCAAAACTACTACTGGTATAGAGCCTGTGACCAGAGGAAGTATTATTACCTAAATGTTTATCACACCCGGAACGTTGCCAGCAGTCGAAGAAAACGTTGATCTTAACTTTACCATAACAGCAAACACAAATATTGGTGATCCTGCAATCACTTCTGTTAGTGCCACTTGCTCGGCATTGGGTAATATCAATATATCAATCGGCAGTCCGGGCGGTGTCAGTGGAAATACCGTTATCACCATAACTGGTAGATACAACGACAATTTTGATAAAACTATCACCTACGAAGATAAAAACAAAACAGTACAAACTGCATCAAGATTCAAAGACATAACTCCGGAATATAATTTTGTTTCAGAGTACCTGGCTTCAGGAGGGGGGACCGCTACTGCTACATATACCGTGACAGTGAATGGTACACCGTTTACAATAGATCAAACTATAAATAATACTAGTTTTACCCCCGGACAAAATTATCTCGTGCAATATGTTGCTCAAGGAAAATACTGATGCCTCCAGTTACTAGAACCAATGTAGACCCATCAACGGGTCATGGTGGATATGTGCCAAGACCAAGTACACCAAATGGTAGCACGGATGTTTTTATCAATGGTCAAGGTGTTGTCAGAGTCTCTGATGCCTGGCCAGATCACACTGACCCGGGACCACCTGATACTCACGGCGGCGCTCAGTCTGGTGGTAGTTCGACCTTCTTTGTGAACGGTCTAGCAGTGGCAAGAATCGGTGATGCCATCGATTGTGGTGATGCAGTTGCCGGTGGAAGTCCGGATGTGATCGCCGGTTAGTTCTTTCATAAACTACCCACATTACTTGTAAAAAATCATAAAAAGTGCTATAATGTACCATTATTATGGGGTAATAGCAGTTGTTTTCTCTGAAATATCATAGTTATATAAAACTACAACCTTAAGAAAGGAGGAAAAATAGATGAAACAATATTTGCCGAACTTAGCAAAATTTGTATCAATCGTTTTTGGTATGTGGTTGGCCACATACACCTTGGTAGAGGTCACCAAAAACAAATTTGAGTCACTCAAGGCCGAACAGGCCCAAATGGCTGTCATGAAACCAATAACAGGGGAGGAACGTTCTCGCCAGTTGCGTTGCCTGACGCAAAACATTTATTGGGAAGCTGCCAGCGAACCATTTGAAGGAAAGGTCGCTGTGGCTCAAGTCACACTCAATCGTGCGGCCAGCGGGCAATTTCCCAATGACGTGTGTGCAGTGGTTTATCAGAAGAATGTCATCTACTCAAAAGTAGTTTGTCAGTTTTCGTGGTACTGCGATGGCACTCATAGAGTACGTCCTGTTTATCAACCCCTGTACAATGAAAGTGCAGAAGTTGCTAAAAAAGTACTACTAGAAGGTTTCAGGCTCCCGAGTCTCAAAAATGCAATGTATTATCATGCTGACTATGTTCAACCAGGTTGGGGTAAAAAACCTATAACCAAGATTGGACGCCATATTTTTTATGGTAGTTAAGCAGGATAAGAAATGCCAATTTTAACTTCAACACCAAAACTTAGATCTAAAATGGAAAATTCAAACAAAACTGATTTGTCGAGCAAAATAGATTTTGATCGTGTTAAACAAAGTGTGGTAGAGTTTTTCTCTACCCACTTTAGCAAAATCTCTGCAGAAACTATGGGGTGGCTAGCGGCTATTGCACTTCATGCTGCTACTGTACCTACTCTACTTGCACTACTAACTGGACTAACTGATACTACACCCAGCGTGGATGTTGTATTGTTTATGTGGTTAGGCCTTGTACTATTGTTCGGCCGAGCAGTTATTCTCAAAGACTTACTGAACATTGTGACTATTGGACTGGGTTTTGTTATTCAAGCGGTATTAATGGCACTGATCCTGTTCAAGTAATCCATAAATACTTTAGAACAGGAGGCCGCAATGACCAAACGTGCCGAAATCGAAATAGAAGAATTAGCGTAC